TGAGAAGTTGATAGCACCTCCACCCATTTGCCAAGGCATTATAAGTGGTGGGTCTTTGCTTAACTTTTGTGCTTCAGTAAGATTGTTCATTAACGCTGACATAGCTTTCTCATCGTTTGCCCAAGCTAAATCAGGGTTGTCTAATGCAAATGCTTGACCACCTTCATCTTTACTACCTTTAGCAAGTTCTTTACCTGCAACTTCCATAGTAGTTTGACCTGTTGCAGATGTATCTGCCATTGGGAATATAACAGAACGTCCTGCGTAATCACGCAAAGATACTGGCTCTTCTGATAATAATCCACCTTCTTTGACATAGTCAGGAATAATTTCTTTGTTTTCTAAAGCTGTTCTTAAATCATCATCCATGATTCTTTTTCTACCATAACCTGCGGCTAAAGCTTGAGCTTCAGTTGCATCCATGCCTTCGTATCTTACAGTATCACTTAATAATCTTCTGCCTTCTGCAAAATTATCACCTCTTAACAAAACGTCATTAGCTAACAAATAACTTGGCATTTGTTCTCTTCTTTCTTGTTCTGACATTCCAACACGTTTTTGGGTTTCAAATGCTTCTAGCTCACCTAATACTTTGTTTCTATAATTATCATCACCTTGTATAGCGGCATATCTTTCTATGTTTACAATGTCTTCTTGAAAACGTTTTTCTTGATTATATAAAGCAATTTTTTCTTCTTTTGTAAGTGATGTATCTTCTGCAAGTCTTTTTTGAATCTTATTAATTTCATTACGTGCTTGTTCGACAGCTCCTGTAGCTTGTAAAATTTTTGATTGTTCTGCTCTCGGTGAGCTACCACCTGCATGTCCTTCTATATTTTGAGCGGCATGTTGAAATTCGTGTAATGTTTTACCAAGTGCTAAGTATCTTTTTGCTTTAGGACTCGCACTATATTCTTCTAATGATTTTGAAGCCATTGGATTAAAACCTACTTCAGGATTACCACCATCCTTAGCAAAATAACCAAACGTACCACTACCTATATTGTATCTATATGGTTTAACATCTAAGTCTGCTAACTCAGGCAATGCCTGTAATAAACCTGCATGATTTAAATAATCATCACCTGTTATTATTAAGTTAGAATCCATAGGTTGGTCAGATATATCTTTAAGACTTGCTCCTGAGTCATCTATTTCAAATCTCCATTTACCATCTTGAGCTAAAGCAAATCCTGTTTCTTTCCATATTGTGTTAGCATCAACACCATCGTCATGTAATTTTTTTGCTTTATCTAATTCAGCAGTTTTACCTAGTTTACGTGCCGCTAATTCACCTACCATCATTTGTGTGCCAATGGTATTGCCAAATGGTGCTGTTGCAGTTACTGCATTTTGTAGTTTGTCTTCAATTTTTTTAGAAAGTTTAAATGCACTACTTGGCATAGATGCCCAAGCTAATAATCCTTCTATACCATATTGCTGTGCAATCTCACGTCTAACCTGTGGGTCGAGCAAGGCTTCACCTGCCATCTCCATCATTTTTTCGTTCTTTGTTATTTCTTCAGGTTGGTTTTCTTTTAATAAATTAAACAAACGGTCAGGCAATACTGCATCATAAAATACATCTGTGGCATTAGTCATTGCACCTTGTCCTACATCTAATAACCCAGTAGCTGTATCTATAGGATTGTAAACTGCACTTACTATATCTTTAGCAAGACGTGGAACTTGAGATGGTAGGTTGTATATTGCGTTAGATGTAGATTGTAATAAATTAGGGTCTGTTGTGGTTTCTCTGCCATACAATAACCCTTCAGGAACTCCAAGATTTTCTAAATCAGATACTCTTTTGTCTATACTTTTTAATACATTTTCTTCGGTAAACATATCAAAGAGACCACCAACTACCTCCTCTTTGTTATCCCACATGCTTTTCAGCAAACCACTCATACTACTCCTTGCAAGTTTCTCCTTAATGGTTTATCCCAGTTCTCATTATAAGGTTTGTAGCCTATTGCAAGATACCTTGTGGCATCTGCACCATGTGAACTCCAGTCATGTCTTGGTCTCATCCTCCAAGTCTTACCATTATCATCCCACTCTCTGCTGTAAGCCTGTAAGGAATCGATAAGTTTCTCACATGATACCTCATCAAAATAACATTTGTCTAGCATTGTTCTGACTTGTTGTATGCCATCGTCAATTAATAATGATGGTGCTATCTCAATGTTGTTAATGCCTAAGTCCTCAAGCATCTCCATTCTACTCTTACCTGTGCCTAATTCCCTAACTCTAACATCATGTGGCAAAACGTGTTGGTCGTATACATAACCTTTGTCTTGCAACACCTTGACGTAATGCTCTAATCCTACACCTGAGCCTTCATAGTAATCAATAATATGTATCTCAGCTCCTATAAATTGTGCAAAGACTATTGATGTGCTGTCACCTATTCCTAAATCCCAACTTGTAACTACACCTTTGGCTCTGTCATATCTTACTTTTGTAATTCTGTCTTCATCTTTGGCTCTGCGTAATTCAGCAGAATAATATGCACCTTCACTAAATACAAGATACCCACCTTCCCATATATGTTCGTATGACTCCGGACGTTTTTCTTTGTCTTCTAGTCTTTGCTCATTTAGAACGTCAGGAAACCAAGGATTGTCTTGCCAATTCATGCTTACAATTTTTGAGTCATTTGGAAAGCTGTCTCTAAATCGTTCATGTGTTGCTGAATATTTAGACTCAGGATTCCATGTTACCCACACTTCAGAATTAAATCCTATACTCTTATCTTCCTCTCTAACAGTAGGCAACAACAAATCCCAAGCACGTCCTGAGACAGATTCACTTTCATCGACCCATGCTATAAGAATGCGTGACTGTGATTTAATACTGTCTAGTGAACGTCTTAATCCTGCAAACGTGTAGGTTATATTGCCATCCTTTGACCTAATAAACTTCTCACCTATCTCATAATAATCAGCTAACCAATCAACGCTAAGAATAGCAGATTTAATCTCAGCCATTGATGACTCACCTAACGAGTTCATAAACTCACGACCACACAGTATTGTGCCTCTAACCCCTGACATGCCCCAACGATAACCAAAGACTGCTGTCATTAATGCAAAACTTCTTGTCTTGCCACTACCACGACCTCCATAAGCACCACGTATTCTTGCTGTGCCTTCAAATACTGGTATTAATTTATCAGGTAGTTGGACTTCAGCTACTTTGCTCATGCTTACTAACTAATTGTATAACTGTTGGCTTCATAGATTCATCACTAGATGTTATGTCTTGCTCCATCTTATCGTGGTATCCATGCTTACCTAAAACAAGCTTAGTTATTGCTGAATTAAATGTGTTGTTAAGACCATTGTTTACAAGAGTTTTAGCTTGAACCTGCATACATCTGCCTAATATGTCGGAAAATCCCTTATCTTTTTGCTTTGCCCAATCATATAAAGTGTCTCTGTGAAGACCTAAATGCTCTGCCATTCCTTCAATACTTGGAATCATATCACCATACATTTGATAGTCATCTATGTAAGCAAGAGCTTTCTCTTCTATCTCTTTATTCCATTTAGTTGGTCTAGCCATTAGATTCCTCTATTCTTAGCTGTCATTGCCGCACGTCTAAAATTCATAGCAGATGGTCTTTTGCTGTTACCTTTCCTTCGCATTGTTTCACCACTACCTTGCTCTATTCTTTTACGTTTATTGTGAATGTTTTCGTAAAGTCCACGTTTTTTCTTTCTCATATCAACTCCCAATTAGTTAGGACACTCTTTCCACAACGGAAACCACAAATGGTTGGAAGCACTAAATGTAGCATCTATTAATGTCTAAATGTCCTAGCAAATTAATCGTCTAACAAAAGTTTTCTCCAACCTTCCGGCAACTTCAACCTATATCCCGGTATCAGTTCACCATGTATGTAATCTATACAACTTGCAATATACAGACCCATCTCTTTAGTATTCATCTTAGTTGTAGATTTTAACCGCTTATGTGTCTTTCCTGCAACTGTCTCATATGTTACCTCTGTTAACTCTTCACGTAAATGCTTATGCATTACCTCTTCAGAACAAGGAAACTCTTTCCGTATTTGATTCACAATTGCCCAATACAGATTATTTTGTTCGATTGTCCTAGTGTTTTTGTTTTCTTTAATTGTAATGACTGCTTCTTCAGCATTAGTTTCTTTAAAAAACTTTTTAACTTGACTCTCAACAATCTCTGCTTTAGGTTTGTCTCGCTGTAATATTCTGCTTAATGATTCACTCATAATAAATAGTCTCCTTAATGCTTCAGTCATAATTTAAAATTTTATATGCATAATCAAATAACAATTTTTTATTAATTAAGTAAGCATTCTTAGCTTCTGTATCACCATTACCAACAAACGTTTTGTATTGTAAATTATTCTCAATAATGCAGTCCTTAATCCTATCTCGTTCTATGAAAGCGTACTGGTTTGGTGTAACAAAAACCCAAGCATGTGCTTTACTTGTCATTAACCCTGAAGGCTTATCATACATTGCTACTTCTACTACAATGTTGCCTGTATGCTCACTTTTAAAATCTTGTTTTACTTCATATCCTTTACCAGTCTCAGGAACAAATATATCCATCTCCTTACAATATCCATCAAGAATTCTAGCACTAGGATATTGGGTCTGTAATAGCTTTAAAACTTTTTGCTCTGCGTTATGTCCTACTTCTAAATCTTTGTCAAACTTACTCACTTATATCCATAATCTTCGCCAACAATTCCTGCCTTGACTAACAGTCTTTTTGTTCGAGTTACAGCAAACTCAGCCATCTCATCTATAAAGTAAGGCTGATAATAATTATGTTGCTTTGTGTCGTACAGCGTGTGACATGCATGACATCCAAAAAACCCTATGTCTCTACCAAGCTCATCTGTAGTTTTCTGACCCATTCCTGCGCCATTCAAATGACAAAATACAACTTTTTCGTTGTTAACTCCGGGGTCACACAAATCACTATTAAATGTGCATGGTGAACCTTTAGCGGCTTTAGTTATTTTTGTTTGTTTCATATTTTACTTCTTCATTTAGCCACAATATAACATCAGCAACGCTGTAAACAACTTTAACACTTCCACCTGATGCCTCTATTTTTTTTATCATATCTTTTTGTTGTTTACTTAAATAACCTTTTGGTGTTTTAGTAGCAGGTTTTTTAACTTCAAGTCCATAATACAATCCATCATATACTACAGTTAAATCAGGTACTCCTGCTTTCACACCTTCAGCTTTTAACCGACCTGCCTCACGTTTACTTCTACTACCACCATTAGGTACTGCCCAATAACAAACCTTGCGAATGTCTAAATATTTGCATATAGCTTTTTGAACATCATGCTCTTCACTCTTCATTTCTTTTTAGCTTTGTCCATAACCATGCTAAATTTTAATTGGTCACATAATGCTATGATTTGGTCTTCAATATCAGACTTTAATTTTTGGTCTTCAATCTTGCTTAACAAACTCATAAGCTTATAAATTGTTTCAGCTACATCTTCATTTGACATTGTGTTGCAGATTTTCTTCTGCTCCTAAATAATTTGCTAAACCATAAATTGCCCAATGCAAAGTTGGTTGGTCTCTTTTAATTCTATGTGTTAATCCACTTAAAGAACAGCCTAAAAATTTAGCACACTCGCTTTGTGTTATGCCTAGTCTTTTAATTTCAGCAGGAATAGAGTTGTAATATATTGTTTTCATAGTAATAATATATTGTAAAAGATTCTATTATATCAATTAAGATATTATGTGTTAGTTGGTTTAACTTTTTTTTTCTAGATTGTATTTCGCTTTCAGCGAGT